CTTGCGCACCACTAGGGAATAATCCCTCTGGCGATTAACAGCCAGGATGCTATAGCAATAGCTATGCATCTTCTCTTTTAGCACTCGTATAGGAGAAACAACTATGAATGAAGAACAACTAAGCAGACTTGCGGCGCGAAAAGACGCGGCGCTCGAATTTGCAAAATTGCAACTCATTAATGGTCGTATCTCTGAGGAAGACGTTAACCGAATGACTGGTGAACGTCGAGCTCTTTACGAGAATGCTATGTACTACCTGGATATCGACCTCATCGTCTCACCTTTGAGCGAAGGGGTAGAGGACCAGGACACTTAGGTCGGAAGAAACCCGATCGTCGTCGCAATTGGGGTAACCTACTCCAAGAAAAGGAGTAGATCTCATGCGTGACTTTCAAGAAACTTTCGGAATGTACGGCGGATATATAGACGACACTCCCAAGCCATACTTTGGCATACGGGAACAGTGGAGTCTTTCACCAATACAAACGTTCGGTAAAGCGAGAGCTGACGTAACAGTCAGCGATCACGTTATTGCAACGCCGTATTGGGCCTACCGTTTCGAACAATCACCCGGCGAAAGCCGATCAGCCTTAATAGGACCAGAATATAAGTTTTCTTGGTACTGTTACTGTGGATTGAATAGGTACTCTACCGTAGTTGGTATTGTACAACCATTCTTTCCAGAGTCAGCTGTTAATAAAGAGGTGATTGGATCTGAGGTAAAATACACACCAAAGATCGGTCTCAACACTATCGTCAACGCTCGTGCCAGTGCTATCAAAAAGATCGAAAGCACTACTGCGGGTGTCAACCTTGGTATCTCAATCGGAGAAGCTGGACAAACTTGGAAGTTTATCTATGAATCTACCGAAAAAGCTATCAAGGCTGCTATTGCTCTTAAAAAGGGCAATGTCAGTTTGGCACTATATCATCTCGGACTCAAGGAAAAAGGTGGGATCGCTTCCACCTATCTCGCTTATCAATTTGGCTTTAAGCCATTGATGAACGACGTCCAGAATGCCGTTAAGGCAACTCTAGACACCCTTGAAAGAAAAGGAGAATTTACAGTTAAATCGACCTACGTAGATCGAGTACAACTGTTATATAATCCTCTTCTCCAAAGTCACGATTTGATCGAAGGATGTCAGGTAGGCTACTCTGTTCGTATAGATAACAAACAGCTAGCCGCGGCCCAAGCTATGGGCCTCACAAATCCTCTCGCCTTGGCGTGGGAATTGTTTCCTTTATCCTTTGTCGTTAACTGGTTTCTTTCAGTTGGCGACCTCCTAGGAGCTCTAGATGCGGGCCTCGGTCTGGAAATCACTTCCGGATACGAGACTCGTTTCATAAGAGGCACTACCACAGCTTATGGTAATGTAGCTAAGAACGGTGTTGCCACCGGTTCTTATTTCTTCATGGAGCGTAAACCCTTAACTGGGATTATGAACCCCGGATTGGCCCTTAGGGCCAACCTTAGCACTGGTAAACTAGTGTCTTTAGCAGCACTAGCGCGCCAGATCTTCAAATAAAATGAAGATCGACAACCATCCGCAATTCCGCGGGTGGTCAACTGAGACGAAGTCTCATAGCACAGGAGCATTTCACAATGCCATCCTATACTAACATCACGATCAACGATCGTGAGGACACGCCTGTCGCTCATGTTTTTGAGCCACATGCTAAAGAGCCGGTTCCTACATTTATGGAATACGGCGATACGCTGGTGGGGAATAACACCCTCACAATTTCAGCGCGCGAATCCAACGGCAAGCGCCGGATTCGTATGGATCTTAAGATGCCTACCGTTCAAACTCAGAACGATAACGGTATCACTGATCCTGTTGTAGTCCGTTGGGCTATCGCTCAGGTGAACTTCACCTTTGACGAAGACTCTACGGAGCAGGAACGTGAAAATGCGGTCGGTATGATCGCAAATGCACTTTCTGCCTCTCAAACCGACTTGTCAGCAGTATTTATTGCTAACAAGAACTTCCTCTAGTGAGGGAGTCTAAGTGCCGCTATTGTAGCGTACTTAGAGCTGTCGGGACCTGGCTGTTAAAAGCTAAGTTCCTAGGCTATCGGACACAGATGTTGGCTTATGTCATGACTATTCTGGTCATGATTGCAACACTTCATTCTTACCTTACTGGTAAGATTGAAGACCTGCCACCATATCAAACATGTCAAACATTTGACGTGGAGTGTATTGAGAAACTAATCAACAATTTGTAATCCAGAAGGAGACAAATATGCGAAACCAGAAAAGCGTACCTAAGAAGGACGCCAATTTCTTGCCACTACACATCTGTAAGTCTTTCGAGACTGAGTTGACTACCTTAATCAGTAGTCTTCCTGATGATTCCTTTCGTAATCGATACCAGAAAGATGAATTTCTTTCGAAGTATTGTGACACTACGGAATCCGCAGCGGATGAACGTCGCGCTGCAGCCATTAAGAAATGGTTGCAAGTTGAAGCTCGAAACGAAGTCTCCAACGCCCGGATTAGTCTAGGCGACGAAGACTTTGGATGGACGACTAGTGATCAAATTATCGATCATACACGTCGTCTCATCTCTCAGGTACTAGGTACCCTGGAGTACTGCTACATCTTCCCAGATGCATCACACTCCAACGGTGCCAGCACTCGTATTTCGAGAGGGCCAAAGGCCCAACTACTAAAACACGGTGGTAAAGCACACGTAAGCTCTTCGTGTCTAAAGTACTGGTACAGCTTTGCTTCTAATTCGAAGTTGGCTGATCAGGAACTAGAGATACAAGAGTCTAGCGTGATGTTCACTGTTCCGAAAAACGCAGATATTGATCGGGTGGCTTGTAAAGAGCCTGAGATCAATATGTTCCTTCAACGTCGCGTCGGCGCCTATATTAAGCGTCGACTGCTGAAATTCGGCATCAACCTGAGAGATCAGGGGATTAACCGAAAATTGGCACAAGAAGCTCTCGCAAGAGACCTCGCGACTATCGACCTAAGCTCAGCAAGCGACACTATTACCAATTCTTTGGTAATGGCTGTTCTACCTACTGAGTGGTGGTCGTTCCTAGATGATCTACGTGTCCATTATGCAGACATTGATGGCGAAATTCACCGCCTTTCAATGTTCTCATCAATGGGAAACGGGTTCACCTTTGAATTGGAGTCCTTGATTTTCTGGGCGCTTACGCGTTCAGTAGCAAGGTTGTCCAAGAAGAAGGGACGTATTTCCGTGTTTGGTGATGACATCATTGCACCGACGAGCATTGCTCCTCGAATTGCGCGGGTCTTCTCTTGGTTTGGCTTTACAGTCAATCTAAAGAAGTCCGCATGGTCCGGGAAGTTTCGCGAATCGTGTGGTGGTCATTATTTTGATGGTGAGGATATAACTCCTTTCTATCTTCGTGAACCAATTGCGTCAAAAACGCATGTGATTCACATGTTAAACCGCCTTCTCCTATGGGATTCATACGGGTACCTGACCTTTATCAGTCAGGACGCAAGTGATTTCCATGAGAAGTGGAGGCATGTGATCCCACGTACTTTGTGGGGTGGCCAGGATCCTGAGGATACTACATCCTTAGTAACTGGCGACCTCCCGAGTCAACGACTCGTACCTGTCCAAGACCGACTTCCCGTAACAGGGGAGTTGGGGCTATTGTTTTGGTTCACTCGTTCCACTATGGAACGAACTGAATACATGACAAAAGCGCTCTTGAATGGGCATAGACGTGGGACAGGAGGTATGGCTCAGTGTTTAACACTGAGTCGTATCTTCGGTCGCAAGGAATCCTTTCCTTTCGAAGGGGTTTCTATTGTACCTACACTAGACCGTAAGAAGTACTCCATGAAGGAGTACGAGGTCTTTTGTAGAAGTGAACTCTCGACGTGGAACCCTTACTTAGTTAAGGGTTAGTCGCCGAGTCCGTTGCCTGAAGATAAAAGGCACGGATCCTACGTAACGTAGGTGGGACACAACTGGTAACAGTTGTGCTCTTCGAGACCCTGC